GGTCGCTTTTTCCTAACCAATACAAACCCTTTTCCCCTATCTGAATATAATGAGAACCTTTACTAGCGTAATAATTTGCAATATCATCTTTGCTACAATTTACCCGGAATTCGTGGAGAACTTCAAAGTCACGCTTTCCCCTTTCTCTTCTAGGTATTGAAGTTATATTTTTTATTGGTTTTTTATTAGATTCTTCTAGATATAATGGCATATAATTACCATTATCAACATACCAATTTTTATTTACCTTTTCTACAAGTTTATATTTTTTTGAGATTTCTTCCATAATTTTTTTGGAAGTTGTTTCACCATTTTCATCATCAAAATCTTCTTCTAATAAGTACCAAGGTTTTCTAGTATCACTATAATTAAATTTCAAAGTTCCAGACCCAAAAGCAGAACTTAAATTTAATTTAATCTCAATACCAGATTCTCCGTGCCTATTAAAAACAGTAATATCTTGTCCTTTAATTTGTTCTACTTTTGATACATGTTGAGGTACACAATCATTTTCTTTCAATTCATTAAATAAATTCCTTTCATAAATTTGACCTTTATTTAGACCCATAAAAAATCCCCCCTCTTTCCTTTATTTAGAAAGAGGGGGGATTTTAATTTAGTTTAATTTATATCAACCAAGGATACTTTCAATCCACTGCTCGCTCATATTTACCATAATCTTTTCTGCAGCATCTACAGAATTTGCATAACCTTCATCAAGCAAGTGTGAAAGGATTAGATCATAAACATCTACTTGCTCTGCTTGAGGTTTTGGATGTCTGATGATTTCTCTAGAAAGTCTTGGCTTTCTAGCATCTTTAGCAATCTTTTGAGATCTTGGGGCACCCTCATCTCCACCTGCTGCTCTAGTATTTGCGGAAATGGTCTTGGTTGCGTGGCCGCTAATCTGTGGAGGCATTGCTCTAGAGATTCTACCAAACTTCTTCACTTTAGGAACATCTACACCAGGTCTAAATGACTTTGCATCAGTGTCTTGTTTGAACTTACTGTCGTCACCATAACCATCTCTTGCCTCATCAACATATGCTTCATACATTTCTTCCCAGGTATAATCACTTAGATCATATCCTTCGTCAATAAGTGAATCTACCCAAAGTTCAAAATCCTTTTTAACTTCTAGATCTTCACGGAGGTTTTGGTCGTAAACTGCATAGTAAGCAGAAGCACACTCTCTTAGAATTTTGGCGTCCATTTTTTTTTACAAATACTTTTTTATTTATTTATAAAAATAAATTATCTAATAGGTATTAGATCAAATAACTCAGGATGAAGACTTCCATACTTTCTAAGTATTTCCCCTGCCTTTGCATTTGCCTCATTTTCAGTGGTGCTTCCAGCATTACCATTTAATTTTTTACCATCAACCAATTGCTTATGATGGATGTATTCGTGCGCCACTGTTCTTAAAATGTCTATTGGATGACGATTAACAATACTAATTACAATTTTATCTGGGTACATCATCCCAAAGGTTTTATTGTCTTTAGAAAAATCTACGTCATCCACAAGAATAATTGGAATATCATAATAAAATTTAAGTTCTCTCTTTAAGAATACCAAAAACTTTTTGAGGATTGACTCAAATTGTGCTCTTGTAGTTGGTCTTCCTTTTCTTTTTCCAATTAAAGACATTTTTGTTTTTATTTATTCTGCCCCGAGAACAGAACCAATACTATCATCCAGTTGCTGAATCACCCCACGAATATCAGAAATACGAGGAGGAACACTTACTTCGTTGTAAGTATATCCTTTTTGCGAATCAAACAAAACTTGACGAACTGCTGCTGCCGAACGAGCATCCATTTTGATTGTTACTTGTTTTTCTTTAGTCATAATTTCTTTGAATAATTTTTATTAGTACAATTTACTCAAATATCCCCCTCTCTCCTGTTTTCTGAGCGATAGACACTAAATGCACCTTCTGGGTATCTAGCAGAAAGTTTTTCATAATTCCTCTGCATAATATCTTCAAAACTTACATCCATTGCAATGCATAGTTGAGCAAAATACCACAGACAATCTGATGTTTCTAGAATTAGATGTTCCTTAGCCTTTTCATCAAAAGGTTTCCCTTGCAGCAGACATTTCTTAATAATTTCTACCGCTTCTCCCATTTCAGCAGAGGCACCAAGTGCAAAAGTTAGAAGATGAGTAAGTTTTACGCCTTCCTCATCAAGTGTTTTAATCATATCAATAAGAGAATTAATATCACTGCTTGCAGGACTTGTGGTTTGTCGTACAAACTCAATATACTTATCAGAGTCAATAACTTTTTTATCAATCATTAGAATTTAAATCCCTCAAATGTTTTCTTAGGTTTTCTTTCCTCATAATCATACTCTTCATCCTTTCCGTTGTCAAGGATATCTTGTTGAGCAGATTGTTCGCAGTCATAAAGACGCATTTTAGATCTATCAATACCAACAACAAATCTTTTATGAACTGTTGGATCTGCGTATCGGTTCTTAAGTTGTTTAACTAAGATTTGTCCTAGATTTTCAAGTTCTTCAGTAGAGATGAGCGCTAAAAGCAAATCTGCAGTCATAGGTCCACCAGTACTTTCTGAGGTGTCGGTCAGGTCAATATCTGAATTATTCATCCCATTTCTGTTCACCTGAGTAGCGGTAACTAGCGGGACATTGAATTCTACAGCAAGACCACGCAGTTCTTCAGCGATTGATTTAATATATCCATAGGAATTTCCACTAATATTATTTTTATATCTAGAGGAAGAACAAATATTCATGTAGTCAACAATAACTAAGTCTGGAACAAAACTTTTTTTGAGCGATAGTTCATTCAAAAGAGACTTGAAATGACCAACATGTGCAGATGCAGTAGGATATTCTTTAATAATTAAGTTGCCGTGTGTTTTTTTGGACAGAGTATTAACCTTACTATCAAAAATTGATTTTGGAAGGTCGGTTAAATCCTTAATATCCACATTAAGAAGGTTGGCATCAATTCTTTCGGCAATTTTTTCTTCCGACATTTCCAAAGTAATATACAAGACATTTTTTCCTTGAAGAAGTACAGAAGAAGCAATATGGCATAATGTTAGACTTTTACCAACACCAGTAGAAGCCATGAAAATCGTCATGGTTTTTCTAGATATTCCACCTTTAGTAATTTTATTAAAGAACTCTAAATCAAATGGAATTTTTTCTTCTGTTCGTTGGTAGTATTCATAGCGTTTCTCATAATCATTAATATAATCGTGCCCTATATTATTATCAAAGGATACTGCAAGAGCATCTGATAAAATACTGGGAATACTATCACGGGTTTTCTTCTCATCTTTACCATCTGCAATATAGATGGACTCCATAAGTGCAAGATAAATGGCACGGTCTCTACACCACTTCTCAGTAGTATCAACTAACCAATTAAACTCAGAAGGTATATCATCTAAACACCCCACAAGATGAGTAATTTCTTTAAATGATGCATCATTAATATCTTGACGTTTTTCTACTTCAATACAAAGAACTTCTTTTGTTGCCGGTTGATTATATTCATGTACGAACTTTAAAATTTCTTCAAAGACAATTCGTTGATTTGTATCCTCAAAGTATTCGGACTTGATAAAAGGAATTACTTTTCTTACATACTGCTCATTGTGTAAAAGGTTTCTTAGAATTAAGAATTCAACATTGTCCATCATTTATAATGCAAATAAGTACTCAGAATATATTTTGAATTGCTAATTGGGGGGTTTCCGATATGTGGGAACATCCACAGTGGAGGAAACACAATCAGTCTACCAGTTTTGGGTTCAATCACCAAGTCTTCAAACACAGTTTCTCCACCTTCATTTACGTCGTTAAGATACCACATAAACGACAAAAATCTCCTAGATGATTCATGATCAGTGACATCTACATGAGTATCAAACATATCATTTCCATCATTTACATACCTTTTGATTCTAAATTGCTCAAAAGCATGTTCTGAGGGGAAACACCTAGAATCGACAAACTTATAATACTTTTTCTTATATTCAAATACTTTACTAATAAGAAACTTGTGAGTCTGATTTACTTTATCAGATAAATTACTATTTTCTGTTAGATTAAATTGAGTAAAGTTTGGTTTTTTGCCGTGTTCAACTCTTTCTTGTTTATTAGAATGAGATTCAAAAGTTTCAATCAAAAAATTGCAGATAGAAGAATCTAAAACATCATCATAGACATGAATAAAATCATTAAGTTCAATTGCCATAACTAAATTCTTTTTTAGCAATCTCATCCAATTGTTGCATCACTTCTTCAGTGAAGTAAACTTCAGGTTCTTTTAGAATATGCTTAGCATACAACTTCTTACCATCAATTTCATAACGTCCCGCTACATTTTTCCAAAGTCCACCAATTTCACCAAGTTCTAGCAATCCATAATAACGGTCAAGTCCACGTTCATCATAATACAGACGAACCTCTACTTCTTTATTTTCTTTACTCAAACGGGATTTGAAGGTTTTTGCCTTTATAATGTTACCGACTACTTCTGTTCCTTCCTTTTCCTTTGACTTTGACAGCTCAATAATAGTTGATGCTGAATAGAGTAAACCAGAGCCTCCACTTTGAATTGTTGGCGCTCCATAACCACCGACATTAGCATAAATGTGATTAGTAACAATCATCGGAATTTCTGCTTGACCTAGTTTTAGAGTAAGCATTCTAAAAGCACCCTTGATTAGTGCGGCTTTTGTCATATCCCTCTTATCATTATCAGCAAGAGCATCATTGATTTCTTTGTTTGTAGAAAGCATCCCGAGACTATCAAGGACAAAGAAGCAAGGTTTTCTTTCCTCTTTTGGTTTTTTCATATAGAGGTCAACTGCTTTTAGGGCTTTTGTTCGGAATTCCTCTACAGTAACCACATTAATAACAACAACCCTAGAGATATCAATACCTCTACTTTCTAGAAGAGATTTAGTGATTGCTGCTTCTGTATCAAAATATAGACAATATCCTTCTGGATTTTCATTCAAAAAGTTATTAATGACTGCTAGAGCGAAGAAAGTTTTCCCCGTACTACTGGCTCCAGCGATGGTGGTAATTTTGTTTCCTGAGACTCCACCAAATATAGAGCCGCTAACAAGAGCGTTAAAGATATAGGAACCAGTATCAACGAATGTTTCTGTTTCATTAATTTCCGATGCAAGTTGTGTATATTCTCCCCCAATCTCGCTTACAATGTCTTTCAGAAAATCCATCACTTCTTTTCCTCTTTTTTATTATCAAAATAATTTAGTTTATAAGTCCATAGTTTTTGATACAGTGCCGTGTCTCCACCAAGTCGCATTGCATCAATGATAGTATTTAGTTCTCGTTCGTTAATAGGCAATTCCATTAAGAAAAAAATGATTCAAGTGTTGTGGTCTTTTCTACTTTCCATCCAATAACATTAAGAATAGATTTTAATGGTTCTAGAAAAGCTTTCTCAAATTGTAGTTCATAATCAATGTAGTTGTCAAGGTTAAGTTCCTTAGGAAACTCTTGGATGAAAGAAATAACATTTTCATGAATACTATTTGGTTTTTTCAAATAAACAAACTTAATCTTTTCTCCATTTTTAATTAAAGAATACTTACTATCCAATTTGTTTTTCTTAATGTAATGATTAAACAGTAATGCTCCACGAACGTGAATGGGAGTTCCCTTTGTATAAATCTCAGAAGGTGATTGATATTTAACTACATCAGATGCAGATCGCGGAAATGAAATTTCTTCAGGAGAAAGTTTATTAAAGTCTTCACGGCACTTATCAATGAACTCAATCACATCATCTTCAGTACCATTCATCATTAGTTTGAGAGCATCTTTAATCATCTTACGACAAGGTGCAGGAGTTGAAGATTTGACTGCCTCAATTCCCATCATTTTTAGTTTTGGTTCTTGATATCGCACACCCTCACTATCCCAAACGTTAAGAATGTATCGTTTCTTGGCGGTCCAGATTCCACGCTCAGCAATATTTTCACGCTTCATCTGCATCTTCTGCTGATAAGCATTCATATAATCAGATAGTTCTTGGTAGCATCTTTCAATGTATGGTTCAAGTTCCACCTTACAGATTTTATCAAGGAATGAAACAATGCTCTCAGTAGTTTTCTCTCTTCCTTTGTATACAGTCTCAACCAAAGGACCCATATTAAGATATACGGAATTGTGAACTAATATATCATTTCCAAAAAATTTATTAGTTTTTTCAGTCTCCAAATCATAAACATTACACTCAAGTTCACCCAAACATTCAATTTTTATCATACAAAAAATCCTCAATTTTTTTAAGTGTGTCCTCTGGGTTCTCCAAATATTCAGATTCCCAAATTACCATAACATCATATCCCCTATTTTTAATAGACATCAACTTCTTTTCATCTTTATTCCATATCTCAACTGCAGAATATCCATAATGAGTCTTATAATCTGGTCCATAAAATTTAGGATTACAGTGCCAATAATCTCCATTATACTCAATACATTTTTTTAATTCAGTATCAACATAATCATAATAATAATATTGAGTATCCGTCAATACACCAAACTCCTTATTATACTCAGCAAAATAGCAATTTTTAGTTTTTATTTTCCAAAATAACTCTTGGGATGATTTTGAATAAAATAATTTTTTACTGTCATATAAATCTCTATATTTTTTCTTTCCAAGTTCTTCTCCATATTTTTTTATGAAATTTTCAAGAGTCAATGATTTTGATAAACATAGATTTTGATATCTTATAGTCCCATCAATTTCACCATACTTTTCAATAAAATAATCCAAAGAACAACCAGAGTGACGTTGCTTCTCTACATAAGTTTCATATTTAATTTTTCCTTCAATTTCTCCATACTTTTTAATCATATTATCAAGAGTAACCGATCTTGATTTATTATATTTTAAAAAATCATCTTCAGTCCATCCATATTTTTCCTTTTTATATTCATACGTATTTGTCTTTGATTGCATTTTAACATAATTATTCCACCTATCTAATGTTTCATTTTTACCATAAAGAAGAAGAAACTTTTTTTTAGTCACAGATTTAAGATTCATAGAAGAAAGCCTCCTCAATCTTTGCTTCCAATATCTCAAATCATATAAAATAAAACATTTTACATATTGATTCAATTTATGTTTTGACGAAAATGAATTAGAAAATAACCCAAAACACTCTTCTATTTTGTCTTTAGTTTTGTTATCACAAATAATGTTACCTCTTTTACAAAATAATTCAACATTTTCCCTCGGAGTTTGTTTTCTACGTTGTTTCCTGCCCATTTTTATATTTTGTTTTTAGACACAGACCAGTATCAGAAATATTTATAAAAATGTCATCTTCAATAACATCTTGAGGTTTAACAGAGATTATTTTTCCGTCCCTCTCAACAATTAAAGAATGGTCTTCAGTTAAAACAATTTCATTTCCATTTACAGTTATCTTATAAAATTTCTTTTTTACTTTATGTTTCATAATGTGAATAATTTTATCCTCAACAATATTTTCT